CGGAAGCTCGCCCTAATAAGACCTAACGTTTGGGACATTTGTATTTTCCTTTATGTCTATGACCTTGCTTTGAACTCAAGTGAACCTGCGAACACCATCAGATTGCCAACGATATCGATGACCATTTTCGCTTCGAGCCGGTTTTTGTCGTTTTCCGCTATCTGGAACGAACTTTGCTTGACGGTTTTTTCCACGTTCACGATCCAGGTGTTGTTGGCGTAGAGCCTGCAACGACCAGCCCAAACAGCTGCCATGATGCGCGGCGTCACAATGGCGTTTGACAGGTTACCGTCTGCATCGACGGAAACCGCCGATATCGCCGGGCTTTCATCACTTGCAAGCTTTGCCCGCGGGTAGAGAAGACCGAGATAGGACGAAAAGTCATAGCGAATGCGCGTCATGGTGGCAGTTGTCATGATGTCGAGCCAGGCGCGGTCGTCGATCCCCAAATTATTGGTTTTATAAGTGGAAATGACACGCGAAAACGTCACCGCGCCGTCGGGCAAACAATTGAACGTGGTAATGCCCCGCCTCAACAGATTGTCCCTTTCGACGTCAATGAATTGATCATGCTCATCCGGTGCTTTTACAGAAGGAAGGACAAGACTTTTTAATTGGCGGGAAGGGTCGTTTGCCAAGTGAAAGGCTGCAACAGCTCCCGCAGAAGCTGCCAAAACCCACGAGGGCGTGGGCGAACCATTGAGGCCGCTACAAACGAGCTGCGCACAGTTCGTCAAGGCACCAAAGGCGGACAAAGCGGCATAGCTTCCGGCTTTGAAGGTAAAACCGATCGCATCCATTTTTTGCGTTGCCAAAAACTGGTCCTGCAAAAAAGTCGCAAAAGCTGTGATGTTGCTTGCGTCAGACCAGGGCTGCACGATTGTCGTGTACCAGCTATTGGTAATTTGATCCAACGCCGCCTGCAAACCCGGATTTCCGGCACCGCCCGCCATCGGCGTGATGTTGACTGCGAGACCAATTGGCAAGGGTTGTGCTTTGTCATAAACGCGCAAATCAATATCGTTACCGATTTCACCTTTGTGTCGACAAATTGTTTTGACAGTCGCTCCGGCCGTGGTTGCTGTTACCGGCAGATCAAGATTTTCGTTGATTGCGGTTGCAAGCCGGTTGGCGAGTAGATCGCCGCTAGCTCCGGCGGGTGCATTAAAGCGAACCTCGTTGCCTGCGATCAGAAACCGCAAGGTCGTGCTATTCGTGACGGATCCTGAAAAAGCAATAGCCCCTTCCGCCGCAACGCCGTCCGCAGCATCATCAAGAGCCATGATGAAAAGTGGTTGGCTCTTGTTCGCCTTCCGGAAAGTCGTTGCCATTGCAGCGCCGATTGAGCCGCGACCAAAATAGATTTGCGCATCTTCGCCACGTGTGATTTCGACGATTTTTCCTGCTTCAAGCCGGCCTTCAGGCAATTTCGGGCCGATGATGAGGTTTCTCACAGGCATCGGCAATAAACCGGTTTCAGAATAATTCGGCTTTACCTCTAAAAAAGTTCCCGGTTCGAGCCGATCGACGGGGATCTCATCAAAAATAATATTTCCATTTTCACCGGTCATTTTTTATCACCCTTTGTCGCAACAAGTTCGGTTGATGTTGTTTTGCGGTCATTAACTTCGACAAGATCACCGGCAGCGATGCGGCGACGAATGTATAATGTCTTTTCCACGTCGACCGGCTTGTCCGGCCATTCTTTGCCTTCTTCATTCAGGCAATCGCGGCCGGTAACGCGCCGCACTTTGATGACGTCCATTAATTTTCTCCGTTTTCTGTGATTGGTGTTGAAAGCAACCAGTTTGCGCCGATAGCCGAAAAATCTTCCGGCGTTTCCAAGGCGAGCGCACCAACGGCGGAAGTGGTGTGAATTTGAAAATCCACGTGGGCTAATATTTTCGCATTTTTGTCGGCGCCCTCATTGTAGATGACTTCCGCGCGCCCCACATTGCAAAGCCCGATGTCGGGGAAGGTGTAGCCGTGCAGAACTACGCAGGCGACATCGATGATAGCATCGAGGCCGATATCGAAAACATCGCCTTTCACTTTGCGATCAAACCCACCGGACGCTTTTGCCACGATGACGAGTTTCCAATTCCAGACCGCTGACAGATATTCGCCAGCATTTTGATCTGTCTGTAAGCCACAAAACGCCAATCCGACAAATGGAGCCTGCCGTGTCAAACGCGAAAAATCTTCAAGGCTCAACGTCGGTTGGGAGCGGTCGAGCGAAAAATATTTTTCAGGAAACACTTTGCGAAGGCGTTTTGTGATGGCTGGTGCCATCAGCCGGATCGGTGTTTTCGTTATATCCATCATGCCCCCCGCAAACTATCTGGTGTAAAAATTGCGTCCCGGTCTTCAAAACGCGCGACAGCGCTATTGTTTATCTGTTCAATCGCTGTTTTGGCTGCCAATTTGACGATGCCTTTTTGAACGTCGGAAAGCCAGCGAATGACGTCGTCATAGTCTTTTTGCATCTGGTCTGTCGGATCGGAGCGATCGGATTTCGCCAAGTCATAACGCGCCAAAATGCATGTTGCACGAATGACGTCTGCCGGCGGGTTTATTACCGGCAGCTGATAACGGCCGCGCAGATAGCCGTCGACGATTGCCGTTGCATCGCCAATTGCCCGCGCGACTTTTTCTTCATCGATTTCCGTGGTTTCACGGTCTTCGATTTGCGAAAGGCGCGTTACCTCTACGCGACCGAAACGCCCGACCATGTCGTCGACAGTTGCATACATCATTTGCCCTTTGCATTGTCGGTTTCGGCGGTAGCGGCTGGTTCAGCTTGTTCTTGCTGTGCACCCCCGGCCGCTTTTTCTTCGGCGCCATCTGGTTGTGCATTGGCTGGCCCGTCAGCTTTGTCCGATTTTTCATCAATAAATTCGCAAACCAAAAGCGGTTCCCCCACGAGGCTTTTCAATTGCTCGGGCGTAAAAGCCGAAACCGGATAGATTTGCGTTCCCGTATGCACGAAACCTGCGCGCCGAAAACCATCAACTTTCGCAGTGATTTTAATGGTCGGTTCTTTTGCTGCTTCAGCGCCTTTTTTGCTGCCTTTATTGGCCATTTTTGCTCTCCATGTTTTTCCGTTTGATGTCCGCCCGCGATGAAATAGACACGGGGCGGACGCTGCGCGAGGCGCTTATGCAAGGAGCGGAATTTCAACCGGTTCAGCTGTGTTTCGCCAGACATTCGTGCTGCCCGCAATGTTTTCAGCGAGAAGCAGCTGGCGCGCGGCTCCGACCAAATTGGGCGGAACAAGCAGTTTTGTCGGGCGGATATTGATGACTTGGCCGTTTCTCTTGCGGATCGTCGTCATTGCAGCGCGGACTTTTGCGTAATTTTCCGCGTTCAATTCAACGGTTGCCTTATGAGCCAGTTGCCAAAGCCCGTACCCAGCATTGCACCTGCCGTCGACACCATAGAGTATTTCATTCTTTTCAAAAGTATTGGGATCGTCAGTTTTGTCGCGAACAACCAGTTTGAAGGGTCGGCGTTCCTGAAAAATCATCGGCTTTATGACTTTGGTGTCGTCAATCAGATACCAGGCCGGCTTGTCGCCTTTCGTGATATTGGAGACGGATATTTCTTCGCCGTTTTCGCCGAAGCCGGGGTGATCCGCATCGAAGAAATATTGATCATCATAACAGCGCATTTTATCGCCGTTTTTAAACAGGGGGAAAATCAAACTGTCGGGAAATTCGCCAGCCGACTGTCCGAATTGGGAGGCAATCGGCGACAACAAGCCGACCTGATCGTCTTCAATCTGGTCTCGCGACAATCCTATTGTGCCTTCAAAGGTGCGGTTTTCAATCGTGTATTTTCGCGCCGACAGGCTGTTCACAATACGATCACCGACCCACTCCCTTATGCCCGGGAGATCATCAAGTTTCGGGTATTCGTTGGCGGAAGTTGTTGATTTTACCGTCATGGCGACGATCGGATATAATGGTTTGACCGCTTCAAGTCCGGCATTGAAAAGCGTAAGTGTTGACGTATAAATTGAGCGAAGGTTTGCTGCATTAATGTCCATTTTTATATTTCCTAACTAACCGTTCAAATTGACCCAAACACGACCGTCGCCAATGCCGACAATCACACCGACGCGCAATGCGCCGCCGCCGGCTGTCAACGTCAGCGTCTCATCGTCTGTTGCGTAAACCGGTTTGTTGAGGTCACTTGCAGTTGCATCGAAAACAAAACCCCGTACATCGCGCAAAACCGACACGGTCTTTTCACCATCTCCGCCGTCGCGGTTATCAATGCTTTCCTTTGCTATACCGGCGAACGCAACGCCATCGGCAGCACCAACCGGAACGGCAAGGCCTGCCGCCGTCAAAGCAACCAATGCGCGGCCAAATATTCGCGTATTGGCGGCGACGGGATAACCGAAACAATCCCCGTTCACGCGCTGCGGGACGTTCAAATCTTTCTTTGCCATCAGAGTTTTTCCTTCTTCCTTGTGTCTTGAAAGGCTTTTTCAGTAACACCCATCAGCTCACAGACCCGCTTTTCCTCATCGCTCAAACTACCGTCTGCCCCCGGCTGACTTTTTCCCAATCCGGCTTGCATTAGAGCAGGCATTGCACTTATTTCCTTTTCGACTTCGGCAGGTGCGCGGCAATAACGGTCGATAAAATGCTCTTTCAAAGCCGGCACAATTTTAAAATCGGCAATCGCCTTTGCGACAAACGCTTCGGCTTTTTCGCGCAGCCGCTGGTGTTCGACTTCGACAAGTTTTGCGTTCAACTGGCTGACTTTTTCCTCAAGCTCCGTTGTGGCGGTGTTGCCAGTTGCCAACCGGCTTTTAAACGTCTCAACAGTTGTTTTGACGTCGGTCTTTTCATCCAAGCCAATTTCTTTTTTCAAAGATGAAAATGTCTCAGTCATAGCTTTTTGACTTGCTTTGACGTCCTTGACACATGCAAGAACCTCATCGTCGCTTGCGGTCTCTGGCAGTCCCAGAACCGCACGCAATTCTTTGTCCATTGGTGTTTCTCCGTTTTTGTTAAAAAGTCGATTGAGTTGAGGCAACGCAGGGTCGTTACAAAGGCTCGCGCGTGCGATTTCGACAACGCGCGCCGGCTTGTCTTTGGTTGCGATAAGAACAGGCGAAATCGCTCCATATTCGCGACGGCGTAAAATTTCCAACCCCGCGTCGGTCCAGTTTACGCGCCCCCAAATACCAGTTTTGCGGCCTTGCAACTCCTCAATCCAGCCGACAGCCGGCGAGGGTTCGCCTTTTGCACCTTTGATATCGATCGCATGATTGATATCGATGGGAAGTTTGCGGCCTTTGGCTGCCGTCAATATCGCATCAACATCGGCAACGAATGGTCCGCGCCCGTCGCAGGCGGTAAATACGCCGGCCGGTGTTAATTGGATCCAGTCGATCGTCGTGTCGGTGGTAGCGGCATCAGTGCCAAAAAGTGAAAAAATAAAGTTGTCCATGCGGCGAGTAGACCACATGCCGAAATCAATGTTCATGCCCGCGGCCGCGGGCGAAAGGTGATTTATTTATTTGGAAAGTTGCAAAAACCGAAAAACGATATCGGCGATCATCTGTTCGTCTTCTGGTTCGACCGTCAAAAATGGACGCGCCGGTATTGTTACCGATTTTGGCCGGATAAAACCAGACCCCATTTTAAAAAAAAGTGCCGGCGCATCTTTTGCGTGAATTGTACCACCAAATTGATGAATTGCGGCGTAAACTTTATTGGTTCCGACCTTTACATAATCTTGCCCAGCTCGTTCAGAAATCGAACCGCGCAGGGATCCGCTTTCTACCAGCATATTTTTATTTTTTTTGCCTGCGCGATAGGTAGGGTTAAGAGGTGCCCACCGACCGGCCAAACTGCCATCCCCAAGACGTTTTTGAACGTTTCCGACCAGACCGGTTCCAATGGCCTGCATGATCGATTTTGTGTTTGCGATACGGTTTTGCAATTCACCGAAAGCACGTAAAACAGCTTTATCATCTATCTTTACTTCTAACGTTATGCCGGTCATTGCTTTTTCTCTCTAATTATATTATATCTAATGTGCGCCGAGTAAGGAACGCCATTGCTTTTAGCGATGTGGGGATTGCATTTCCGGCCCCCCGGCGCGTTACTTCCCCTTCCGTAATATTTTGCCTTTACTTGTTTTAATCGCGACCTGTTTGTTTGATGTTTCGTGAACTGTCGTGACTTGCAGCTGTTTTCTATGGCACCGAATACCGATGATCCATTTTTTACCTTGATATTCGGTAATCATCATCAATCTTCCGATTTCGTCGGTAACAATAGTGGCTTCCGAAACAGCATATTCGATGAGGCCTGAATATAGGTCAGGTGTTGTTACTAAATGTTTGTTCAAATGGCGTTCTACTCGGCTCGCAACCAACCGTATTTCTGAACCAATCGGCATTTTAAAATATGTTGAAATTTCTTTATTAGCTAAAGCAACAGGTAAATATGCACCAAGATCATTCAATGTTCTTGAGGCAATGCTAGCAACAAACTGCTCAATAATTCTGGGGCCAGCTGCGATTGTTTCTTTGCCGGGCGCAGTTCGTGCGAGCCATTCTCGCCCCGGATTATATTCAAACCCCGCATCGACACCTTTCGGCACAATAACACGTTTACCACCAACATCTTGTGCTATTGGCAACAGTTCAGGCGAAACATCCGGACCATTTTTGCCCTGTCTTTTGAGATCGTCCCCTGAAACTGGCGTGACGTAACATCCGCAATGCCAACCATTGGGCGGGTAATTTGTTGTCCAAAACGTATCATCCGCGCGTAAAACCAGGCCGTCCCAGGCTAAGTGTTCCAAACGTGGGTGGTTTGAGCCAGAGTGGTGATATTGCCAGTATGGAAAAACTTTAAGCGTTTCTGGCTTGGTCAGCGCGGCAAACCGTCCGGCGGAATAGGCCGTGCGCAGGTTGGTTTCATAAATCAGGCGCGTGCGCCAAGCGCGGCCGGCGGCACTTTCTTCGCCTTTCCATCCCCGCCAACCATTGCGCGCGACGATATTGTCAAAATCTTTCCTGAATTCCGCTAAAGATGTTCCCTCCGCTATAGCTTTGTCGATAGCTTGGCGGAAATCTTCCACAAGAGCAGATGTCGCTGCGCCAGCCACCCAAAAAGCGCGGCTCGATGCTGCCCCATAGACATCATACCAATGCCGCGTGGTGACGTTTGCCTTATCGCGAAAATACCGAATAGCCTCGTCGAAAGGTAAATCAAGCCCGCTGATGGTACTTTGCGCAAATAGATGTGGCGTTGAAACCATTTTTAAAGGGCTTTCAAAGGCCATAGACGCCCGTTTTAGAAAATTTGCGGCGTCTCTTACTCCACTGTCGCAAATGAAGCGTGTGGGCGTTTTATTTTGTTTTCTGGATTTCATCGAGCAAAGCTGCCTGTCCGATCAAATGCGATAATGCCATGCCTTGCGCAAGCGCTTTTGCAAGTTCGGCCGGTTGCAGTTTAAGTTGCAAAAGCCGTTCCGACATTTCCGTGAAGCTTTCAGAAGTCATTATCACCTTGCGGATTTCGTCGGTAAGGCCAGCCAAAGCACCGGCAGCATCATTTTCCACCCGTTCCGTCAGCTTCTCGATAATCGGCTCGTTCGCATTCCTGTTGAACCGCCTTGACAATATTTGATCAATTGTTTGGTTCACATTACGTTGCGCATTTTTGTCGCCGGTCAATACGATCACCGACCCACTCGCGAATTCCGGGCAAGTCATCCAGTTTCGGGTATTCGTTGGCGGAAGTTGTTGATTTTACCGTCATGGCTACGAGCGGATATAATGGTTTGACCGCTTCAAGTCCGGCATTGAAAAGCGTC